ACATTTGAAGAAGGTTGTTGGATCGATAAAACAACACAAGATTTTTTTGCAGGCAAGAGAGTTGTTCTGTTCAGTTTACCTGGCGCTTTCACACCAACATGCACTTCAAAACAATTGCCAGGATTTGAAGCAAATGCAGATAAAATTAAAAGCATGGGCATAGATGAAATTTACTGTTGTTCAGTTAATGATTCTTTCGTTATGAACGCATGGGCAGACTCACTTAAATTAAAAAACGTAAAAGTTATCCCAGATGGATCTGGAAACTTCACAAGGTTCATGGGTATGCTTATTGGAAAAAATCATTTAGGATTTGGAAATAGATCATGGAGATATATGGCAGTTATAAATGACGGTGTTGTAGAAGCATGGTGGCAAGAACCAGGCATTAACAATGAGGGATCCGATGATGATCCTTATGTTGAGTCGACACCTGAAAAAATGATGCATTATTTAGAAACCAGTCAAACAACAACCATATCGGACATTAACACAATGGTAGGGGTTGATGTAGGAGTAACGCAATAATGTTGTCAAAAAAGAAAATGATCAAAGTGTTAAGTGGACAACAGAATGCAGAGGAAAAGCAGTTGCAAGAATTCCAAGACTTGGCAGATTGTATCAGAAGTGATCAAGTACCTGCTTCTGATATAGCAAAATTTTTTCAAGACAGAAAGTTTTATAGTTGGTACAGAAAGAAATACCTAGCATAAGATGAGAATAGATTATAACATACATTTAGATTATTCAGACGTACTATTACAACCTAAAAGATCAACATTAAGTTCAAGACGTGATGTGGATATTTTAAGAGAATTTAAATTTAAAAACAGTGGTAAAACACTTTCATATGTGCCTATCATGGCATCAAACATGGACGGTGTGGGTACATTTTCCATGGCAAGAGTGTTACAAGAATATAAAATGTTGACAGTGATCAGAAAACACTACACATTGGATCATTGGAAACAAGCCGCAGGCACAGGAATGAAATTCAAATACGTATCTGCCTGTGTTGGTACAGGTGCTATATGGGACGAGAACGCACAGGATTATCAAACACTGAAACAGGTGATGAGTGCATTTCCAGATATTCCTTGTATCACAATTGATGTTGCCAATGCTTATCATGAATCATTTGTGGACTTTGTTGATAGAATTAGAACAGAATATCCAGACAAAGTGATCATAGCAGGCAATGTGGTTACACCAAACATGACAGAAGAATTAATCATCAAAGGTGCAGACATTGTAAAAGTTGGAATAGGTCCAGGGTCAGTGTGTACCACAAGAACACAAACAGGTGTTGGTGTTCCACAATTTTCTGCCATTATGGAATGTTCAGATGCGGCTAACGGTGTTGGTGGACACATCATTGCTGACGGTGGTTGTACACAACCAGGAGACATTGCCAAAGCATTGGGCGGAGGTGCTCATTTTGTGATGTTGGGTGGTATGTTGGCAGGACACGAAGAAGGTGAAACAGAATTAAGAGATGGTAGAAGATATTTCTACGGAATGAGTTCGGAATCTGCTTTTCAAACACATGGTGCTAGAAAAGATGGATACAGAGGCACAGAAGGTAAAACAGTATCACTGGAAGACAAAGGACCTGTCAAAGACACTGTGGAACAGATATTAGGCGGAGTAAGAAGTACCTGCACTTATATTGGAGCAAGAAGAATTAAAGATATGCCTAAAGCGGCACACTTTGTAAGAGTAAACAATGTGATCAATAGAGTATTTGATAGATATGAATCACGTTAAATTTAATTCCAAAGTGGGTGTAATGAACAAATACACCTTTCCAAGTTTCTCAGCATTAGAAGAATATTTTCTAAATAATATTGACAAGTTTAAAGGATATAAAACAAAGGTAATAGGAAAAACATTATTGGCATGGAAAAGGTAACAACAGGCAATAACCTAAAATGGTTAGCAACGGCAATTTTAATTGTAGGCACATTCGTAAATGCAGGATTTCCTGAACTATATCCTGTAGGTCCACTGCTTTTGGCAATGGGCGGAATAGTTTGGTTAATAGTATCCTTTCTTTGGAAAGAACCGGCACTGATTGTAACAAATTTAGTATTGACAGCAATGGGTTTCGGAGGTATACTATTATATTATATAAAGTAAGGCAATATCAGCCACAATTGATTTTAGGTATTTTGTCAGCCACAAATGACAAAAAGGAGAACAAATGAGTTACATAGATGGATTTTTTGACAGAAACTCTGACATCATAAGAGTTGTTGAACGTCAAGACGGTAAACGTGTATTCAAAGAGTATCCTGTAAGATACAATTTCTATTATGAGGATCCAAAAGGAAAGTACAAAAGTACAACAGGAAAATCACTCAATAGAATAATTTGTAAAAACACAAAGGATTTTCACAAAGAATTAGCAATAAACAGAAACAAAAATTTATTCGAATCAGACATTAATCCTATATTTCAATGTCTCAGCACCAATTATATCAATCAAGATGCTCCTGATTTAAAGATTGCATTTTTTGATATTGAAACAGACTTTGATCCTGAGAGAGGTTTCAGTTTGCCAAGTGATCCATTTATGCCGATCACAGCAATATCTGTTTCTTTACAATGGATGAATTCTTTAGTAACTTTAGCAGTACCACCCAAACACATGAGTGTTACTCAAGCACAGCATCTAGTAGAAGAATTTGATAATGTGTTTATATGTGAAACTGAAGCAGACATGCTGAAACAATTTTTGAATCTTATTGAAGACGTAGATGTTATAAGTGGATGGAATTCAGAAGGCTATGACATGCCTTACATAATCAATAGAATCAGTAAAGTACTCAGCAAAGACGATACTAGAAGATTTTGTTTATGGAAACAACTGCCTAAGAAAAGAACATTTGAAAGATATGGCAGAGAACAGGAAACGTATGACCTTGTGGGCAGAGTTCATCTAGATTCTTTAGAACTATACAGAAAATATACCTATGAAGAAAGGCATTCATACAGATTAGATGCAATTGGTGAACATGAACTGGGAGAAACTAAGACAGTTTATGAAGGATCTTTAGATCAACTGTACAATCAGGACTTTAGAAAATTCATAGAATACAACAGACAAGACGTTGCACTTTTGGATAAACTGGATAAAAAATTAAAATTTATAGACTTAACAAATGAATTAGCACATGCAAACACTGTGTTGTTACAGACCACAATGGGTGCAGTTGCAGTTACAGAACAAGCAATTATAAATGAAGCACACAGACGTGGATTACAAGTTCCTAATAGACCTAAGAGGGAGATGAGGGAAAGTTCAACTGCCGCAGGTGCTTATGTGGCATTTCCTAAAAAAGGTTTGCATCATTGGATAGGTTCTATGGACTTGAATTCACTGTATCCTTCGGTTATTAGAGCATTGAACATGGCTCCTGAATGTGTACTAGGACAATTGAGACCTCTTGATACTGATGCATACATTGAGGAACAAATGACATTGCAAAAGAAATCGTTTGCTGGTGCTTGGGAAAATCATTTTGGTTCATTAGAATATGAATATGTAATGCAACAAAGACGTGATGCAGTGGTCACTATTGATTGGGAAGACGGGACATCTGAATCTAAAAGTGGTGCAGAAGTCTACAAACTTATTTTTGACAGCAACAATCCACTTATGCTGAGTGCAAACGGAACAATATTTACAAGTGAGTTCGAAGGTGTAATACCAGGACTGCTAAAACGTTGGTACACTGAAAGACAAGAAATGCAGAAAAAGAAAAAGAAAGCAGTTGGTGCCGGCAATGATGCAGAAATTGAATTTTGGGATAAAAGACAACTGGTTAAAAAGATTAATTTGAACAGTTTGTATGGTGCTATTCTTAATCCTGGTTGTAGGTTTTTTGACAAACGTATCGGACAGTCAACAACGTTGTGTGGAAGACAGATAGCAAAACACATGGCAGGTAAAATTAATGAAGTCATAACAGGCGAATATGACCATGTAGGCAAAGCAATTATATATGGTGATACAGATTCTGCTTATTTTTCAGCATATGATGTTCTTAAAAAAGAAATAGATGAAGGCAAAATACCATGGACTAAAGAGAGTGTGATTAAATTATATGATCAAGTGTGTGCTGAAGTGAATGGTTCGTTTAAAAAATTTATGGCTGATGCATTTCATTGTGCAAAATCAAGATCAGATGTTATACAAGCAGGTAGAGAAACTGTGAGTACATCAGGTTTGTTTATCACAAAGAAAAGATATGCTGTACTAATTTATGACCTAGAAGGACAAAGAACTGACCAGGGCGAGGATGCTGGAAAAGTTAAAGCAATGGGCCTTGATTTAAAAAGATCAGACACTCCAGTATTTGTACAGAACTTTTTAAGCGAATTACTATTACTAGTGTTGACAGACAAAACAGAAAAAGAAGTCTTAGAAAGAATTGCTGTGTTTAGACAAGAATTTAAAAAACTGCCTGGATGGCAGAAAGGTTCTCCTAAACGTGCAAACAACATTGGAGATTATGCTAAAAAAGAAGAACGACTGGGTAAAGCCAATATGCCTGGACATGTTAGAGCCAGTATCAATTGGAATAATTTAAAAAGAATGAACTCAGACAAACACTCCATAGAAATTGTTGATGGCATGAAAGTTATGGTTTGCAAATTGAAAAAGAATCCTTTAGATTATACTTCGGTTGCTTATCCCGTGGATCAACTGCGTATTCCAATATGGTTTAAAGAATTGCCATTTGATGAAGAGAGTATGGAAAGCACATTGATAGACAACAAACTGGGCAATCTATTAGGAGTGTTGAAATGGGATATTTCAAGCACTGAAACAAAAAATACTTTTAACACACTGTTTGACTTTGGAGATTAAATGACCACACATGCAATGATAGATTTAGAAACTTTAAGCACCAGACCTGATGCAACCATTGTAACATTAGGAGCAATTAAATTTAATCCTCACACAGTTGAAGAGCCGCACACAGGATTATACATAAGATTTAACGTTGACGAACAAAGTGACTTGGGTAGACATGTTGATGATGGCACTTTGGAATGGTGGAGTAGACAAAAGCAAGAAATTCAAGATGAAGCATTTGGTGATCACAAAAGAAGCACAGTATCAGATGCTTTAAGACAATTAAACAAATGGTGTGTAGGTGTTGATGAATTTTGGTGTCAAGGTCCATTGTTTGATTATGCAATCCTACAACATTTATACAAACAGATGGAGACTCCTGTACCTTGGAATTATTGGCAAATTAGAGATTCAAGAACTGTGTTCAACATGATGCCACAGGATCCTAGAAAAGCGATGCAAACAGATTTACACAATGCTTTGGCAGATTGTTATTATCAAGCCAAATGTCTACAAAATGTGTACAAACACTTTGGAGTGAACAAAAAATGAGACTTGACATTTACCAAAAACCTAAATATAATAACAACAACAGGAGAATAAAAATATGAAAGACGTACTACAAGACATAGTTGCACATACACATTCTTTAGGATTTTTAAGTTTAGTAAAAATTTCTAATGAAGAGCAAACTAAAATTGAAAGCATGGCAGAAGACAGAAGTGTTATTTTGAATGCAAACACAAATAATAAGGTTAACGAATTCGAAGGTGTTTTCGGAATGCCTAATCTAGATAAACTGGCTTTACACTTAAAATGTCCAGAGTATCAAAAAGAAGCAAAGATTGAAGTGAAGTCTGCAGAAAGAAATGGAAAAGTTGTTCCTACACACATTCACTTTGAAAATGCAGGTGGTGACTTTAAAAATGATTACAGATTTATGAGTACTGAAATTATTAATGAAAAGTTAAAGTCTGTCAAATTTAAAGGTACAGCATGGGAAGTAGAGTTTGAACCTTCTATTGCAAGTATTCAAAGATTTAAATTACAGGCGGCGGCACACACTGAAGAAACTGTGTTTACTGTTAAGACTGAAAATAACAATCTTGTATTTTACTTTGGTGACGCAAATTCACACGCAGGTTCTTTTATCTTTCAATCAAATGTAAGTAAAGAATTGCAAAATGCTTGGAGTTGGCCGATTCAACAAGTAATGAGTATTCTGAATTTAGATGGCAAAGTAACATTGGCTATCTCAGATGCAGGAGCAATGCAAATTACTGTAGACAGTGGTATAGCACAATACAACTATATCTTACCAGCTCAGACAAAATAACATGGATAAAACTATACCTACTGACAACTTAACTGAAAAGCAGAAAGATTACGCAACCTTTCTTCCTGCTTTAAGCAGTTTTTATGCTAGGGATCTTGGTAAAGCAAGACACCAAGAGGATTACATCAAACCTGAAAGAGTTCCGCAGAACTTTGAACATGGTGTCGAAGGTATGAACTATATGAAATCTAAAGACACTTACTTTTATTATAAGTGGCATTTATATTCGGCGGGTCATGCTGATTTGAATATGGATCATTTTTCAGTGAGAGATGATATCATCAGAAATAGAGATAGAAATGACAACTGGGTCCTAGGTGACTCAGGTGGATTCCAAATAGGTAAAGGTGTTTGGGAAGGTGATTGGAAGGATCCTAATTGTCCAAAAGCCAAAAAGAAACGTGAACAAGTGTTGGCGTTTATGGATGGTAATATGGACTATGGTATGATACTAGATATTCCAGCATGGGTATCTCGTTCTCCTGCGGGTGCGGCGGCAAGCAAAATCAGTTCATATCAAGAAGCAGTTGATGGTACAAAGATAAACAATGACTATTTTATGAAAAATAGAAATGGTAATTGTAAGTTCTTAAATGTACTGCAAGGTGAAAACTTCCAACAAGCAGATGATTGGTACACACAAATGAAACACTATTGTGATCCTAAACAATTTCCTAGCACACATTTCAATGGTTGGGCAATGGGTGGACAGAATATGTGTGATATACACTTGGCATTGAAACGTCTAGTGGCTTTAAGATTTGACGGCTTACTAGAAAAAGGTGTACATGATGTGATGCACTTCCTAGGTACAAGTAAATTAGAGTGGGCAGTGCTATTAACTGACGTACAAAGAGCAATTAGAAAGTATCACAATGAAAACTTTATGATTACATTTGATTGTGCTTCGCCATTTTTAGCAAGTGCCAATGGACAAATTTACACTGACATTGAAATTGAAGATGGAAAGAAATGGACTTATAGAATGCAACCTAGTGTTGATGATAAAGCATTTTCATCTGAAACAAAATTGTTTAGAGATGCTGTATTGGAAAAAGGAATATTTAATAATTTCATGGACAGTGCTATTTCAAAAAGATTAATGTTGAAAGATATCACTTGTTATAAACCGGGTGATTTGAACAAGATGGGCAACGAAGGTAAAACTTCTTGGGATTCATTCAGTTACACACTACAAATGGCCCACAATGTTTGGACACACATTTCAGCAGTACAAGAAGCAAACAGACAGTACGATCAAGGCTTAAATCCTAAAATGTTGGTCGAAGAAAAATTTGATAGAATTGCTTTCAAAGACATTGTGAATGCTGTGTTTGCCACAAGTAGTAGAGATGAAGCCAACGCGGTTATCGAAGAATTTTCAAGATTCTGGATGTCAATTATTGGCACAAGAGGTGCAACAGGTAAAAAGACTGTGAACGCAAGTACACAGTTTTCTAATTTATTTGAGGAGGCGTAAAATGGCGAAAAAAAGCAGAAAAATAAAAGCAATTGAAAAAGAATACAACTGGTATAAGAGTAAAGTTAATGAAATGGAATCTGAACGTTCATATGACAGATCATGGTACGGCAAAGAACTCTTGTTAAAATTTAAAAAAATGAAACTGTTTTTAAAAACACAGTTGAAAAAAATGCAGGAAACACTGTAACAATGAAGACATTAATTGTTGGATTATCTTTCGGACAATTATATAAAAGTATCTATGAGTCTATAGGTGCTGAAATTATCACTGTTGACAGAGACGAAACAAAACATCCAGATTTTGTTGAATTAACAACGGCTCTTGAAGCTCATCCACAATTTGATACTGCACACATCTGCACACCTAACAAGACTCACTTCAATTTGGCAAAAAGTCTTTCTGGGCATTGTAACATTGTATTCGTTGAAAAGCCTGGTGTGAAAAACGTTGCACAATGGCAGGCATTAATCAATGATAATAAAACTAGATACGTTATGACTAAAAACAACCAATACCGAGATAACATTGGTGAAATGACAAATTTATCGCACAATGTATCTAGTATAGATATCAATTGGAAAAATAACAATAGAATTCCAAGTCCTGGTTCTTGGTTTACAAATAAAGATCTAGCATTTGGAGGAGTATCAAGAGATCTACTTCCGCATATGCTATCATTGTTGATATCGATGGCTCCACAAGATTATGACAAATACACGATTGTTGATAAGCATGTAGAACAACGATACAGATTAGAGGATTGTACAGACACTGATTATGGTATTGTTAATGAAAACGGAGTGTATGACGTGGAAGACAATGTTTATCTAAAATTGGTTGGTCCAAAGAATGTGATCAAAGTTAACACTTCATGGAGAACAGATGAAGAAGATGATATTGCCGTGCATATGTACAAAGGAAATTTGTTGTTCAAATCATTTCCGCTAGGATTATGTCCTGAGAATGCTTACAAAACAATGATTGAAAATCATACTAAAAACCTAAATAATGAGGAGTTTTGGAAAGAACAAAACAAACAAGATTTGTTTATTCATTCTGTGTTAGAAAATGGAATCTAGAATATTATACACAACAGGACAAGGACGTTTTGAACAAGGCACTATTGATATAAAAGATATTACTGCTGATCAAATCAGAGTAAAAAGCAAAAAAACAGGTGTTTGCAGAAGTGACATTGATATGATGAATGGTACTTTTGGTCCATTACCATTGCACATGCAAGGACATGAAGGATTGGGCGAGGTCATCGACGTTGGTAAGAATATTACAGATGTCAGTATCGGTGACTATGTTGCTACAAGAGGTGAACCTGCTTATGCTGATTTTTACAATGCCGTAAGTGGAACATATGTAAAAGTACCCAGCCTGGATCCTAAATACATTGTAGAGCCTGTTGCTTGTGGATTGAATGTGGTAATGCAAGATGAACAACAGTTTGAAAACAGAAACAGTAAAGACACAAGAGTGGTCATTATAGGAAGTGGATTTTTATCTTGGGTTGTGTATCAATACTTGACTGCAAATTATTTCTTCCAAATTGACGTTATAGGTCATCATAACAAAGAACGTTGGGGCAACAATTTAAAGACTACGTTTAATGGCGAATATGATATTGTCATTGATTTGAATAGTAGAGACGAGGTTTTTACACAAGACATTGTCAAGCCTCAAGGACTAGTTGTGCTTGGAGCAGAAAAAACTTCCACAATTACAACCACATTTAGTAAACTGTTATGGAATGCTGTCACAATGATATTTCCAAGTCCTAGACAGAAAGATTTTGTGCGATGCATGAAAACAGCAGTAAAAATGATTGAATCAGGTCAACTAAATGTTGACAAATTTTGGAGTAAAGGTTATAATAGAGAGGATGAATGGCAAGATGCTTTCAAAGAAGGTAATCAAAGAATGTCAGGATACAGCAGAGGATATATAGAATGGTTTTAGATACAACAAAAAGAAAACAAGTAACTTATTTTACTGGTATTGAAATTGAGAATACCTGTATGAAAGGCAAACAAACACTGTTTGTGGTTGGAATAAGACCTGTTGAAGAAGTTGAAATGTTGGCAAAAAACAATGATGCCCAACACATTTATTTTGGAACAAGTCAAAGTTTTCATCCCGAGACAGACGAGGACCTAACAGCCTGGGCATCTATGATAAGAGATCTTCTTGATAGAGATTTTTGGATCACTCTTGATTTTGGTATAGAGTATATTGAAAAAGTAACAGCATCTGGTCTGATGAAATACGAAAAATTTGTACCCATGATTAGTGCTAAAATTCCAAACATATACAAAGTTAATAAGAACGCAACATTGAAAATAGATGACATCACTTGGGGATTAACCAACACAGGTGTGTGGAGCAAGAACTTAAAAGAAATCACCAAAGGTATGCACTATACAGATTGGAAAGAATATGTGGGAGACACAGTAATTGACGTTGACACAGACTGATAAAATTGCTATAATTAAATATGAATAAAAAAACATTAATATGGGTAACATTTAGAAAAGAAGGCATTCACAAATATCCTGCGGCATTGGATGATCCAAAACTAGCAACAGGTGATGAATATGATGTGTCTTTCTTAGGATATCCTCACAGACATATATTTCATTTTAAAGTAGGCATAGAAGTATTCCACAATGATAGAGATATAGAATTTATTCAATTCAAAAGATGGTTAGAAAAACTGTATGCAGAAAAAACATTACAGTTGGATTTTAAATCTTGCGAAATGATGAGTGACGACTTATATGGACAAATACAAAAAAAATATCCAGGTAGAGACGTTAGAATCGAAGTCAGTGAAGATGGTGAAAATGGGAGTGAAATATATTACACCAAGGAGTAATTCTTGAGTTATATTTCCGGCATTATCGCATTTATCTGTCTAGTAGGTTACAGTATCACTATGCCTCATCCATTACTGGGTGGTGATGAAACATGGAGTAATATCTATTACTCATTGTTCATGGTGTTTGCTGGACTTACAGCAATTTTACACATGGAAAACAAATGACGATTTATATTGTAGATTTAGAAGCAGTTGATACAAGATACACCAAAGAGTGGAAGAAGTATCTGCCTTTGCAACTTAAAAAACATACCAATCAAAAAGTAGAAGTTATAAGTGGCGGTGACACTCCACAAGCAACAACACCTGGAGCATTTTTAAACTTTGGTGGTACTAATGTGTACAAAGCCAATCAAATGCAACAGATAGGCAAATTGTTCTGTGATGGAAAGATCAAAGACGGAGATTATTTTTTGTACACAGATGCTTGGAATCCAACTGTGCTACAATTGAAGTATATGGCAGAATTATTAAATGTTAAAATTAAGATAGGTGGTATGTGGCATGCTGGTTCATATGATCCGCAAGATTTTTTAGGCAGGCTTATAGGAGATAAACCCTGGGTAAGAAACACAGAGCAGGCAATGTTTGACACGTTTGATCACAACTTCTTTGCTACACAGTTCCATATTGATCTATTCACACAAACATTTTCACAAGCCAAAGATAATGATAAAGTTGTAAAAGTGGGTTGGCCCATGGAATATTTAGATCCGGCATTGAGTGCATACAAGAAAATGGTTAAAAAAGATATTATTCTTTTCCCTCATAGAATTGCTCCTGAAAAACAAGCAAATATATTTTATGATCTAAAGGATGCTATGCCACAGTATGAATTTATTGTGTGTCAGGAGAAATCGCTTACTAAAATAGAATATCATAACCTATTAGGACAAGCAAAGATGGTGTTTAGTGCTAACCTGCAAGAAACACTGGGCATCAGTTGGTATGAAGGTTGTATGGTTGACACAATGCCTCTTGTGCCAGATAGATTGAGTTATTCAGAAATGGCATTAGATGAATTTAAATACCCATCAGATTGGACATCTGATTACAAGGCATACAAGGCAAACAAGAAAAATATAGTAAAAAAGATAGAAAACATGATGACTAATTACAAAAAATTGATTCCAGCAATTTGGAAGCAAAAAACTAAACTTCAGAATGAATACTTTTCTGGAACAAAACTTTATGGAGAAATAAATGGCTAAAAAAGGAATGCCGCCATCACAACAAAATAACTTGGCGAGTAACGGTGTCTACGTATTAATGGAAGACATCACTATGGAATCATGCAGAAATTGTATTCAATGGATTATGAATCACAACTTGGCAGACACAAGACTACCAAAATTAACTTTAATTATTAATTCTCCAGGAGGAGATGTACATGCCGCTTTTGCATTGATTGACACAATGAAAGCGAGTACTATACCGATTAAGACTGTGGGTCTAGGCTTAATTGCTTCGTGTGGATTTTTAATTTTTATTGCAGGTAAAAAAGGTTCTAGAATATTAACACCTAACACTTCTATACTGTCACACCAATACAGTTGGGGCAGTGCAGGTAAAGAACACGAACTGTATGCAAGAGTAAAAGAATTTGAACTCAGCACAAAACGTATGATTGACCACTATAAGAAATGTATAGGAATGAGTGAGAAGCAGATTAGAGAAGTTTTACTTCCAGCACAAGACGTTTGGTTAGATGCTAAGGAGGCAAAGAAATTAAAGATTTGCGATAAGATCGAAGAATTGTACTAATGCGTGATGATCTAATGGTTCAACAGCAAGTAGCAAACACATGGCAACACATGGTTGGTGTTATATGCTTGAATCAAACCAATCGCAAACAAGTCAAAGCAGTTCTGCCCAAACTGTTTAAACGTTGGGCAACACACACAGAACTTCTCAGTTCTGCCAACATTTCTGATCTTGAGAAAGTACTCAAGCCACTAGGAATGCAAAAGAAGAAAGCAGAAAGAATATACAGAATGAGTCAACAATTTAGCAGTTGGAACGGTGACGATGCCACAGAATTATACGGCATTGGCAAATATGGTTCTGACAGTTACAAGTTGTTTTACAAAGATGAGGTTCCAACTGATGTTGGAGATCATGAACTTAACAGATATATCCAAGAGGAGATGAACTTATATGGCAAATAAAAAAGACAAAGAACAACAAGGTGAAGTATGGAGCATTGATGAAGATTCTCTAGCAGGAGGTTGGGCACCAGCGTCTGAAAGTGTCACAGTGAATTACACCGGATCAGGCAGTTTGGACACAATGGATATCAGCGACATGATGAGAGCAGATGCAGGCAAAGGAATGGAAAACATGAAGTTTGATGATTTCCTACCTGGAAAACCTTTTGAAGACACAGTACCAAGTTTACAAACTATAGACAAAGTGTGTCAGGATTATCCTTCATTAAAAATAGCATATGAAAAATTTAAGAATGTATGGAGAATATGTTACACAGATTATTGTACTAACAATCCAGATGAAGAGAATTACTAATGGCAAATAAGAACTATTTCACTATGATTCAGATAAGAAATGCGTTAAATCAGATTTGTTATCAAATGAAAGATGATAATTTTAAACCTGATTTAATAATGGGCATCAACAGAGGCGGATGTATACCTGGGATTTATCTAAGTCATAAATTAAATGTACCACACGAACCATTGGATATAAGATTACGAGATCATAAATCTGAACCAGATTCAGCAAATTTAATGAATGCTGTGGCAGAAAATAAAAAGGTATTGATTATCGATGATATAAATGATACCGGATCAACCTTTAATTACATTTATGAACTTTTTGGTAACATAAAAACTGTAAAGTATGCCAGTTTAATACACAACGCACCTAGTGAGTTTGACAAATTGAATTATTGGTGTTACACTATAAACAAAGATATACATCCTTGTTGGATTGTGTATCCATGGGAAGAATGGCAATAGAATTAAAAATAGACAAACTGGAAGATGCACAGAAAGAGGGAAGAGCTCCTTGGACTGATGTGGTACATGAATTTAAAGATTGTGTATGGTACAATGATGGATTTCCTGTCACAGAAGGTCACTCATTGATTGTGCCTAAAGAAGCGACTCAACAAAATCTACTGCGTTGTTTCGACTTGGCATTAAAGATAGGCAACGACAATGTGCAACGTGGCATAATCACTGGATATAATATAGGATTAAACATGGGCGAATCAGCAGGACAAACCTGTATGTATCCTCATGTTCATGTTATTCCTAGAAAGGATGGAGATTGTGAAGATCCAACAGGTGGTGTTAGAAATGTTATTCCTGGAAAAGGAAATTATAAAAAATGATTCAACATCCGCATGTTAAACTTAATCAAACCCCTTTGATAAAGGTTTATGATGATCTAATACCCGAATACTTACAGGATTATTTAGAATTAATCACACTTGGTCGTAAAGGTGATGGAGAAGAATTTATAAATCCTGCTATGGATTTTAGATGTAAATATGAAATCACAGCCAAAGAAAACAATGAATCACCATTGAGTTTTGTACATTTATTAAAATCACACACAGCAAACAGTCCACACTTAGACAACTTCGGAATGATACCTGTAGCAGTTTGTAATTTTAATAATCTAACACTGCACAATATTATGTTGGCTAGAGTTTTTATATCTGTACCACATGAAACAGAATTAAAAAATTATGCACCGCACACAGATTTAGACGTGGAACACACAGTTGTGATTTACTATGTAAACGATGCCGATGGAGATACTGTATTGTTTGACAAACAAGGTAATATTGTTAAATCAGTCACTCCTAAAAAAGGAAGAGTTCTGATGTTCGATGGCAGTATAACACACAGTGGAGGGATTCCAAGAAAAGGTCCACGATGTATAGTGAATTATGATATTCAGATTAAACAATAGTACAGGCATTGGAGCATTAATCACTGCAATTATGGCTCTGGTTACTTGGATAATAAGAAAATTTAAAAAATGAGTCGAACACTTTTCATAGGAGACAGTCACTCAGTTGGCTATCAAACAGTAGAAGGCAAGGTTGGTCCTGGCAGTTATTCTTTTTGGAATTCAAACAACTATTGTGAAATTTATAATGCATTAACCGGACGACCTGTTGTGATATATGCACAACCTGGTGCTACTAATGTGTTGTACACAACTTGGCTAAAAGCAATGTTTGAAAAATTTAATGATATAAGTGAAGTGTTTATCTGTTTGGCTCCATTGAATAGAATGGTTTTAAGTTTTGATCCAAAATTAGAAAATGAATCTGTACCTGTAGATCATTTTACTATCGAACATCAAGAAAGCACAAGTCAGATAAGAAAATTTAGTGATCAGCCGGTGGCAGGTGAAACTGTGCAACTGTTAACTAAACCAACCAATGATGATTATCAAAACAGTCTTGGGCTAGAATTTAATCACGAGAAAGGATTAATCAAACCAGATTTAAGAAAAGATCCATGGATGAATATAAAACTGTACAATGAATGCAACACCATGCTAGAGAAAAAAGAGTTTCTACTTAATCTATATGCCTGGGATAATATCTGTGCAGATCATGGAGCAAAACTGTTTGTGTTTAATTTTAGAAGCAGAGGACAATGGCCCACTAACTTGGAATATTTTGGTAAACTAAAAACACTGAAACGTGCCGAAAACAGTGTGGAAGATTATCTACAAAACCTAAATATTAATGCTAAAGATTATTTTTTACAAGACAATGAACACTTTAATATCGAATATCACACACAGGTTGCAGAGAAATATATATCATGGCTAAAAAAATTATAGCACTACTAGGTGACAGTTTTGCGGCTGAGTACAATGCAGATAGTCCTGGATGGGTGGACTTGCTGGCTGAAAAGCATTCTGTTAATAATGTAGCACAGGCTGGAGTAGGAGAATACAAGATATTAAGGCAATTAAAAGATATTCAAAGCACCAATCCTCAATGGAAGAAATTGTATGATTGTGTGATAGTTGCTCATACCAGTCCGATGAGAGTACACACTTCAAAACATCCTATACATTCAAAAGGTCTTCATCAAAATTGTGATTTAATTTATCAAGACATAAAAGGAAGATTTGATTGGTTTAATGAAAGTTTATCAACTGCCAAAAATTGGTTTGTGCATCATTTCGATGATGATTATCAAATAGGAACTTACAAGTTGATCCGAGAAGAAATTGGTAGAATGATTGGAGATGTACCATATTTGGCAATAGATCATTTTGAATTGAGTTCAAATATTGCAACAGAAAAACACAGATTAGATTTTAGTAATTTTTGGTTTCAAAATCGAGGCAATGTAAATCATTATTCAGTGGAAGGAAACCAAAAAGTTACCAAAGCAGTTGTTGACAAAGTGGAACAAATTTGTTAATATTAATAATATAAAAATAGGAGAAAAACAATGGCAAGTAGACAAAACATCTATGATGCAATGGTGGCACACGCCAAAGGACACATAGAAAAACACACAACAAATGTGCAAATCTATATGGAGAAGGCTGTAGGAATCGGTGAACACGGAGACATTCTGGAGACAATTGAAAAAGAATTGAAAGTAATTGCTGAATACCATGATCAGTTAGAAGTATTAGAAAAATATATCAAGAGAGATTAATGAAAGCATCTGATAGGATAAAACAAAGACTGGACGAAAAGAGAGTTAGATATTGGGCTGGTGATAACATCAGTTCTGTATTACAAGAAGGTGACAAACAAGCACTTATTGATGAACTTACACCTAAGTTCGAATCAGTACTTGATAGTTTATTGATTGACAGAGTAAACGATCCTAACAGCATGGACACTGGAAGACGTCTTGCGAAAATGTATATCAATGAACTAATGGTGGGTCGTTATGATCCTATGCCTAATGCAACTGCATTTCCTAATCACATCGATGATGGTTATAAAGGCATGTTGGTTGTGCGAAGCGAAATTAAAAGTGTGTGTTCACATCATCATCAACCAGTGACTGGTGTAGCATACATTGGTATAATTGCCGCAGAAAGATTGATTGGTCTTTCTAAATATACACGTATTGCACAATGGTGTGCTAGACGTGGTACACTTCAAGAAGAACTTAATAATGTGATTGCAAATGAAATACAAAAAGCAACTGGTAGTCCTAATGTAGGTGTTTACATACAAGCAACACATGGATGTTGTGAGAACAGAGGTATTAGTGCTCACAGTAGTTTAACACAGACAACTGTGTTAAGAGGTGCTTTTAATGAGGACATGGGAACTAAAAAAGAGTTCATGGATAACATAAAACTTCAACAGGAGTATTCAAAATGATAACTGAAGGACACAATGTCAAGTAAACTAAGATATTCAGAAGCATTTTATAGTGTTCAAGGCGAAGGACGTTTTGTAGGAGTACCCAGTGTATTCTTAAGAACGTTTGGTTGTAACTTTAGATGCATGAACTTTGGTTTAGACAAAGAACCAAACAGAGCAGACAAATTGAAACAAGGGATCAAATACAATCCTGAAGTTAAACAGTTATTAGATGAAGGAATATTGGACAAAGTGGATAAATTTGAAGACTTGCCAATAATACACACAGGCTGTGACACTTATGCCAGTATATACCCCGAGTTTAAAAAGTATATGATGGACAAGACCATTGACGAAGTAGTGGATCATGTGTTATCATTAACTCCTGAAGGCAAGTGGACAATGTCTAATGGACAAGATGTACACTTTATATTAACAGGCGGTGAGCCTTTGTTAGGATGGCAAAGAACTTACATAGAATTATTTGAACATCCAAAAATGAAGGACCTGAAAAATGTTACATTCGAAACAAACACAACGCAAACTTTACACAAGGATTTTGAAGACTATCTCAGAAAACAAGACAGATTCCAAGTCACTTGGTCATGCTCTCCAAAACTTTCCGTATCAGGTGAACCTTGGAACACTGCTATCAAGCCTGAAATTGCTCTTGCTTATAATAGGATTCCTAACAGTCAAATGTATTTTAAATTTGTGGTTGCTGATTCTTCCGATGTTGATGAAGTTGCAAAAGCAGTTGCCGAGTACAATCAAGTGGGAATCAACGTTCCCGTTTATGTCATGCCACTGGGAGGAAGATCAGAAACATACAGCCTCAACACAAGAAAGGTTGCCGAACTTGCAATGGCAAGAGGATGGAGATACACACCTAGACTACACGTCGACATATTCGGAAATGCCTGGGGGACTTGATAAGATTAACACAGACAAAATGAAAATGGAGAATAAAAAATGGACATTGTAAACAAAGTTAAAGAAATATTTGTTAAAAAGAAAAAGATCGAAGTTGTTAAAGATACAGTAAAAGATCCTAAGATGACAGCATTGATGGAGGAAAAAGAAAAAGCAACCAAAGAAGGAAAGCCTTGGGTTGCTGTGTTAAACACACACATCAACAAAGACAACATTAAGAATGGTTTCTTTGAATTAGATTGGAACAATGAATTTATAGAACAGTTGATAGACGCTGGCTACAAAGGCGAATCCAACGAAGAAATAGTTGATAAATGGTTTAAAACTATTGCTAAAAACATTCTTCAAGAACAAGGACAAGATCCATCAAGAAGTGCAGGTTATATCAGCACAAAAAATTTAAGTGACGACAAGTCGGAGATCAGTTAATGTTACAAATCCATAAAAGTATGCATCCACTCACAGAGTTTTCGCCTGCATGGAATATACCTTTGTGGTTTGACAATTATAAAGATTCCCAAGGATTAATTGATATGAAACAGTGGATACTAAACAACGAAAAAAATATCATTGAGAAACACAAATCCACAACAAAAGATGACGGTGGTACAGGTTTGGGTGACGAAAGTTTGACTGCTCAATATAAAAATTACAATGTTTTCCAATTAACTAAAGACCTGCCTGCATTTCAAAATTTGTTAAAATTTTTACAAACAAGTTATGTTAATTTTATGAATGAATACAAAACACAGCCCAGAAAATGTATAATGTTTTGTTGGGCCAATGTACTTCGAAAAGACCAAGCAATAGACATTCATTGCCACGGTGCTAAACATTTTTCATATTTGAGTGGAAACTTGCATTTAGAAAAATACAACACGAAAACTGTCTATCACAATCACGTTAATCCTAGAATGGTGTATAAGACTGATAATGTAGCAGGCGGACTCACTTTATTTCCAAGTTTTATATTTCATCAAGCAGATGCACATCAGGATAACAATGAAAGAGTCAGTATAGCATTTGACTTATTTGATAAAAATTTTTATGAAGGAGATACCACTAACGCAATAGAATTTAACACATGACATACATTTTAGTAGACACAGCAAATACCTTTTTCAGAGCAAGACACGTTATCAGGGGTGATCTTGATGATAAAATTGGTATGGCGTTGCATATAACTTTGAATTCAATACGTAAAGTTTGGAGAGATTTTGAAGGAAGTCATGTTGTATTTTGTATGGAAGGAAGAAGTTGGCGTAAAGATGTTTATGCTCCTTACAAAAGGAATAGATCAGATGCAAGAGACTCTAGAAACCAAACTGAAATAGAGGAAGACGAAGTTTTTTGGGAAACATTTGATAATTTTAAAGAATTTGTTGCAAATAAAACAAATTGTACAGTGCTACAACACCCTCAATTAGAAGCAGATGATTTAATTGCAGGTTGGATTCAATCCCACCCAGATGATAAACATGTTATTGTTTCCACAGATGGTGATTTTGCACAATTGATTGCACCTAATGTAAAGCAATACAACGGTATTCAAGAAGTTACAACAACGCATGAAGGCTACTTTGATGAAAACAATAAAAGAGTAATAGACAAAAAAACTAAAGAAGAAAAGCCTGCACCTGATCCTAAATGGTTATTGTTTGAAAAGTGTATGCGTGGCGATACCAGTGACAATGTTTTCAGTGCATATCCTGGCGTACGTAAAAAAGGTACAAAGAAAAAAGTAGGATTGCAAGAAGCATTTGCAGATAGAGAAACTAAAGGTTACAACTGGAATAATCTAATGCTTCAAAGATGGGTAGATCATGAAGGGGCCGAACACAGAGTATTAGATGACTACAACAGAAACGTTACACTGTGCGATTTAACTGCACAGCCTGATGAAATAAGAAAAATTATAAATGAAACAATTGATGCCACAGAACCTAAACAAGTTGATCAAGTGGGTATCAAACTAATGAAATTTTGTGCAAAATGGGACATGCAAAGAATTGCCGATTCTCCAGAATCGTATGCAGAACCCTTAAATGCAAAATATAAAAAAGGAGATTAATGTGATGATAAAATACTTCGCCAAGCCAATATTAAATGGACGGTTTTGGATACTAGAAGAAGATGGTAGAAAACTTGGCACAATCTGTAAACAAGAAGATAGAAGATACATGTTCAGTTGTGATACAGGCACAATGATATTTGATAATCAAAAACAATTGCAGAACAAATTTACTGGCAATTGGATGTGGGGTTCTACAGTAGAACGTACCGTTGGAGAATCTCAACCAAAAGAAGTTTCTGTGTATGATTATCCTAGTAAATTTATTGCATACAATCAAATTTTTGATGTGCAAAAAAAGTTGCCACTTTTTACCAAGAGTAAAAAATCAAAAAGTTTATATTGTGCAGGATATTATATTATTCGTTTTGAGAAAGGTTGGGTAAGAAGTTTTTGTCCTAAACTTTTAACTTTAGAGAGTTATCCTTTTAGAGGACCGTTTAGAACACAATTAGAAATGAAACAGGAGTTAGCCAATGCAAACAAAACCGATTAATACAGCACCATTAGAACGTTTACTTCTACAGATAAAGAATGCTGATCAGTCACAACAAAAACAAATTACAGTCGACATTGCAGGTGCAAAGGAAATAGCATACAGTTTAGGCACAGTACTGGCTAGACTGGCAGGCAACTACGAGTCATTGCTGATTAAGCCTTCTAGTGAACAGGAAATAGACATAAAAGTAGACGGCGGCGGACTGTAAATCCAATTATATACTAATAAAACCTATACACTATTGATAAATATTGTGTATATGAGTAGACCTAAACCAACAATTTTGTTAGAAAACGTCAACAAAAGTGACTATAAATCCGAGCAGGTTTTAGCGGCTGATGCCATTTGGGCAGTTTTCTATGAAAACAAACCCTTCAATTTGAAGTCATCTAATTTATTGAACAATTATCCTGGACCTAAATACAAGAAAGTTTCATTTTCAAATCCTGGACACGCATTCAATCTAGCAAAAAAATTGAACACAATGTTCAGCACTGAAAAGTTCACGGTGGTCAAATTGACCCAAGGTGAAACTGTCAGTGAACAATGATTACCAAAGAATCTTACACCAAAATATTTCTAAAACAAGCCAATATTTCATTGGGTCAAAACACGATGAAAGAATACATGCCTGTTTGGTGGAAAAACACAAGACGTTTGGGCGGTTTGAGATTAACTGATGAAGGTTTCGAATTCATCACAGAAAAATTAGATATACAAACTTACGAAGTTCCTTTTCCTGTAGACTTTACTCTTACCACTCAGGTGATAATATTTTTAGACAAATATATTAATTGTCCTTACTACCTAGCAGAAGACGGTATTGTTGTTACCAACGAAAGAAAAGCAATGGAATTGATGTTGTTTTCAGGTGATATAAGAAAATACGGACTTAATAAAGCAATTTCTAGGCTAGAATCCTCAGAATAAGTTATCCACAGACGCTAGAACCCGCATAAACCTTGACATCTTAAAGGGTTGACTTTTGGAGTACCAGAATGTATTATTAAATTATACAACAAGTTACAAAAGGAGTACAAAATGGCAAAAGCACAACAAGACACAATAGCAACTAGACAAGTTAGCCCAAACAAGGCAAAGGCTAGTATCTTACACGCACTAAAAATTAAAAGACCAATATTTTTATGGGGAGGCCCAGGTATTGGTAAATCAGAAGTAATACACCAAATCGGTGAAAACATGAATGCTCATGTGATTGATATCAGATTAAGTTTATGGGAACCTACAGACATTAAAGGTATTCCATATTTCAATTCAAAAGAAAACACAATGGATTGGGCACAACCTTCAGAATTGCCGGATGAAAAATTGGCTAAAAAACATAAATGTATAATTCTGTTTTTAGATGAAATGAATTCTGCGGCTCCTTCAGTACAGGCGGCGGCATACCAATTGATTCTAAACAGAAAAGTTGGCACATACTCTTTACCTGACAACGTGGTTATTATTGCGGCTGGTAACAGAGAAGCAGACAAAGGTGTTGTTTACAGAATGCCGGCTCCTTTGGCAAACAGATTTATACACCTTGAAATGAAAGTGGAATTTGATGACTGGTTTGAATGGGCAGTTGACAAAAGCATCCATAAAGATGTGTTGGGTTATCTAACTTTTAGCAAGAAGGATTTGTATGACTTTGATCCTAAGTCACCAAGTCGTTCTTTTGCTACTCCAAGATCCTGGTCGTTTGTTAGTCAACTATTAACAGATGAATTGGATGAAAGCACTACCACTGACATGGTTAGTGGTGCTGTGGGAGAAGGACTTGCAGTCAAGTTCATGGCTCACAGAAAAGTGGCAGGCAAACTGCCTAATCCATCAGATATACTTGATGGTAAAATTGACACACTGAAATCTAAAGAGATAAGTGCTATGTACTCGCTTACAGTTTCATTGTGTTATGAACTTAAAGAAGCATGTGATAAAAAAGACAAGAAGTTTGACGACAAAGTTAACAAATTTCTTAGATTTATGATGGACAATTTTGATACCGAACTTGTTGTAATGGGTATCAAATTGGCACTTACACAGTATCAATTACCTATTGATCCTGATAGAGTGAAATGTTTTGATGAGTTCCATGAGAAATACGGCAAATATGTTACTGCCGCTCAATCAATAAAATAAAAGTGCTGATATTAGGGCACTTTTCGAGGTGCCCTAAACCAAAAAATGATTGACTTTAATACCAAAAAATAGTATAATTAATTATGATAGACACATTAGAAAACAAAAAACTTTCAGAAGCAGAATACAAAAACCTTAGAGCAGAAGTACTAGATAAAATAGTGGTGGCCAGAGTTGGATTGTTATTAAGACATCCATTTTTTGGCAACATGGCAACAAGACTACAAATACAAGAATGCGATGACTGGTGTCCAACAGCCGCAACTGATGGCAGAAATTTTTATTACAATGTGGAATTTTTTAGTAAATTAAACAATAAAGAAATAGAATTTGTGATTGCACATGAAATACTTCACTGTGTGTTTGATCACATGACAAGAAGAGAAGACAGAGATCCACAACTTCATAATATTGCTTGTGATTACATTGTGAACAATACTTTGGTTAGAGATAACATTGGTGAGAAACCTAAAGACATACAGATTTTTCAAGACTGGAAATATGATGGTTGGACTTCAGAAGCAGTTTACGATGACATATATAAAAAAGGCAAAGAACAAATGGAACAGTTGGGCAAACTGTTAGACGAACATATTGATTGGGAAAAAGGTGAAAGCACAGGACAATCAAACAAAGACCCAGACAATAAAAACAAAAAAGGTCAGGCTCCTGCTTATTCTAAAGAAGAATTAGAAAAGATAAGAGATGAGATCAAAGACTCAATGTTGCAGGCGGCACAAACTGCCGGTGCTGGTAATCTTCCCAAAGAAATAGAAAGAGTTATTCAGCAGTTCACAGAACCTAAAATGAATTGGAGAGAAGTGCTACAAACACAAATTCAAAGTGTAATTAAAAATGATTATACATTTACAAGACCCAGCAGAAAAGCATGGCACTCTGGTGCTATATTGCCAGGCACAAAACATGATGAAACAATTGATGTGTGTGTTGCAATAGACACTTCGGGTTCTATTAGAGACGAACAAGTAAAAATATTTTTAGGCGAAGTTCAAAACATCATGTCGCAATATGCTGACTATAATATCAAGATATGGTGCTTTGACACAGAAGTACATAACGAACAAGATTTTTCTCCGCACGATGACAGCCTTACAGAATATAAAATTGAAGGTGGTGGAGGCACTGACTTTATGGCTAACTGGGAATACATGAAAGCAAATGATATTGTTCCTAAAAAATTTATCATGTTCACTGATGGTTACACATGGGAAGGTTGGGGCGATGCAGAATATTGTGATACTGTTTTTGTAATACATGACCATCATGATAAAAACGTTGAAGCACCTTTTGGTGTTACTGTGAGGTATGATGAATAATGTTGCAAAAAACTAACACACCCAATCCATTAAATTTCTTTAATGTAAGAAGATTCAAAAAGAAACCAAAAAATCTAATCTGCCAACCTTTAAGTCTTGGGCAAGATAACGAAGAACCAATTGTGAACTGGATTGATCAAAATTTAAAAAGTAGATTCTATTTTGGTAGACATTTACAATTAAATTCGCTTGGAAAATTTGATTATGTGTATTTGGTAGGTTTCGAATCACCAAAAGAGATGTCCATATTCAATTTGAGTTGTCCATATCTTCACTCACGTTAAATAATTCTGTTATAACAAAGTCAAACAAATATAAGGAGACGTATCGATATGACAGAACAAACTAAACAGGCTCCAGAACCTACACAGGCAAATCCAGCGCCAGAAGGTGCTCAAGCACCGGCGGCTGATTTAAGTGTGCAAGATTTGGGAGTTATCAAACAAATTATCGATGTTGCTACTCAAAGGGGTGCATTCAAAGCCAATGAAATGCAAGCCATAGGAACAACATACAATAAACTTGAGTCTTTTTTAAAAGTGGTAGAGGCACAACAAAAGCCAGCCGCTGGTAAACCAGACGCAACTACATCTGCGACTCAGATCAAAGATGCAGGAACTCAGGAGAAAAAATAATGGCCGACACAAAACACGTAGGTAGAATCAAAGGAACCAACGACAAGGTTGCCGTGGTTTACAGAACTATTCCACAAGATCATAACTCAGCTCTTGTGATTAGAACTGCTAAATTAGGAGAAGGTGATCACGATGGCTTAATGAGAATTATTCAATCTAACGAAGCACAAACTGCCAATGAATTGTATGAAGCATTGGAAAGAGCGCCTTTACCAGATGGATTAAATGCTTTGGCTAAATTTTTTAAACAAGGAAATTTAGAAAAAGTTCCAACTGATCAAGTTGAAATGATTCCTAACACACAATCTATTATACAATTAGACGAGTTAAACAAAATAATTGCTACACAAAAAGGTGTATCAATTGAAAAGTTAGCAGTGTCTAATGCTCCAAAGGTTAATCCTAATCTTGAAGGTGTAAAACCACAAGACAGTAAAATTTTGACCGATGAACAAATTGCTACTCGTATGAGAAGTGATGCAGATAGATTGTTTAAGGAAGCATCTAAATTAAGGAAGGAAGCAGAAGACCTGTCTCCTGCTAAGAAGAAAACATCCTAGTTGTGGATACTGTCGCTGTGGTACACTTTAAGAAGGGCAGATTGCCCAAGCAGGTTGTAAGTCAATGGCCCGAAGTATTCGGAGACGTTGAGGTATCTGCAATACCTGTGCAATACTTAAAATCAATCAACGTGACCTTTAAAGATGGCAAAAAATGGGAGGTTCGCATGAAACCTAACAAAAAGAATGTTTCTGCCAAGGATTTAGAGGCCACACTGAATGAAATGTTTGTAAACTATGAAGGCTCTATTAAAAACGTTGATTTTAGGTTGGATACTGCAAAAGTAAAGGCAGATATTAGCAATAGAACCAAAAAGTTTATCAAGAAGAACAAGTAAATACAGATAAATAAACGTATTAGGAGCATATTTAAATGGCATTACAGTTAAGAAGAGGAACCAACGCAGAACGTCTTGCAATAACACCTGTACTAGGTGAATTAATATTTGTAACAGATTACAGCTCAGCGGCTGTGGCACCACTGTTTGTGGGTGACGGTACAACTGTAGGTGGCAATCCAGTAGGAGCCAGCGATTTAAACTTCACAGGAATTGAAGGCAATGTAACTCCTGACACAGACAGCACAAGAGATTTAGGAACAAACACAGAAAGATGGGCAAATGCCTATGTGGATGATATCACTGTAACCAACAGAGTAACAGGCGTGGTAAGAGGTGATGTCGAAAAAGCAGATGGCACAGTGGTGTTTGATGCCGCTACAGGTTCAATCACAGCAAACATAACAGGATCTGTTTCAGGTTCAGTTGTAGGTCACGTGGTAGGTTCAGTGTTTGGAGATGATTCAACACAATTGGTTGATGGTGCAAACGCAAATATTTCAAACATCAACAATGTTAATTTTAACCCAGGTCCTAACACAGGACTTAATGAAGTTTATCAAATCAATGTAGATTCAGCATCTAACATTGTTAGAATTGGTCATGGAACAGATGACGAATTTCCAAGAGTTGCATTCATAAGAGAAAAAGCCGCAGGTGCTATAGGTGACACAGATGCAGTTGGAAGATTGCAATTTACAAAAGTAGACTCAAACGGTGAAACGTTTTTTGGTCTTATTTCAGTAACATCAAATCAAATGTTTTTCTCGATTGATGACGGTGTACACAATTTTTCTAAATTTTTTAAATTTTACAAAACAGGTAAATTTGCAATTAATGGTAGTTCACCAAATGAGCCAGCGGCTGAATTGGATGTCGATGGTATTGCAAGATTAACACCACAAACTGGTGCACCAGCAAGTCCAGTAACTGGTATGATTGCTGTGGCAGACGGAACCACTTGGGATCCTGCCGCAAAAGGTGGAACCCCAGATCCATATCCAGCGTTCTATGATGGAAACGCCTGGGTAGCAATGGCATAAAACACCCCCTAGAACCAAAAATAAGCGTCGTACAGTGCCCATGAAAGGCACACATGATAAGTTATAGCCATGAAGAAAAACAAGGCGTAAATGACGCTATAAATAATTTTCAATGATGCAAGAAAGTTTTCTAGATAAAGATTTTGGCACTGACCAAACAAGAGAAAAACAAATTCGTAAACATTTTGGTATTGAAGAATTGCAACCAAAATGTCAAGATGAGTATGTAAAAATTCCTGTAGATTTACCTTGGAAAGAATTAGCACAAGATGTAACAGGTGCTTTTGATAAGTTTGGGTGGTATGGAATGTGTCATAGAGGAAACAGTGATTGGAGTCGCAGTAAACTGTATGGAGGTTTAGGCTTAAATTATAATCCAGAATACAAATTTCAAATACCTACACACGCACAAGGTTTAGGTCAACCAAGATCAATCAAAAATGTTAACGCAAAAGAGTGGGTAAAAGATTTAGAAAATTACGATTATTCAAAACAAACAGATGAAATTCAAGTAAAAGGATTTAACACATATGATGATTGTTTAGGATTACGTGTTGCTACAGACGTAACTAATTATAGGTCATTTACAACCATATTTGATAAACTTAAAAGAAAATCAATCCAAGGAAGAATAGCAGAAATAAAAGCCGCAGAACACGGAAAAAGTGTAAGTGACGATGACAAAGAATTTATGTGGCACACAGATGAACGCAATGAAATAGTGTCTAGAGTATTAATACCTGTTGTATTCGACGAAGATTATTTTATCGAATTTAAAGATACAGGAACAAAATTGTATTTTGAACCAGGCTATGCATATCATTGGAACACCTACAAAGTGCATAGATTTAATTTTAATTATCACAACAACATTAAAAATAGAACCTGTATTGTGTTAGGCTGGTCTCCTTGGCTGGACTTTGATGGTGAACGTTGGATTAAGAATGAATACTTTAATAAAATACACCCCACCGACATGGTCAAACAGGGACTGGTAATTTAATCTATTTGGAAAAATAATTTTCTATATCTACTGGCATTGTCATATCTAATTTAGATATGTATGAATTTTCAAACTTTTTGATAGAGTTTTCAAGCAATTCATCATATTTTTCATTGTGCTCTTCTGCTGTCCAAGGGGCACCCATTGCCAAAGTGAACTTCATATTAGAATCATTATTATTCATACTATGGGGCCAATATCCAGACATAACAAATGGTTGATTTATTATATTTTCTTTAATATGATAATTTGTGTCTTGCCCATTAAAATATAGATTATCTGTTTGTCCTCTTAAAACAACTCTAAATTTATGTTCTAGCATCTTTTTGTCAAAGTTTTTACGACTACAATCTATGTGTGTGGGATTGGATTCTCCTGCCTTTGTGCATATCACAACTATACGACCTAGTTCATTAGTCCAAGATTTAACATGAGTTTCAATGTAATTTCTAATCTCTGGTAGTTGTTCACTTTCCTTTGACCATTCTTTTCCAATTGACTTATTGTTGCGTATGTCTTTTCCGGCACTTACGTATATTGGTATGTGTCTGCAATTCCTGAATTGATCATCAAAACTGCTTTCTTGCACAATTTTTTCTAGCCTTTGTATTAATGAATTTGTTACAGGAAATTGAGGCAAATCTAGATAGAGAAATGCTAGATTGTTTTTTATATGATTAGACATTTTTGCATTCCTAAAAGTGTTTTTGTATCGTATTTTGTTTCTTTTATATCGCATTTCAGCAAAGATTTTAAATATTGATCATTATAGAAAGTCCATAAGAAGTCTTCAGTTTTTAAATAATAAACGTCGCTGTTGTATATTTCTTTCCATTTATCTGCTGTTAAGTTTCTATATCTACAAATATTTTCGTATGCAACTTTATTAGAAGTTGAATAAAAAGATAGCAATAGTCTACTACAACTTTTTTTTAAAATGTTTACCATTTCCAACATTTCATTCTCATACATATGCGTAATCACTGAAAATGCTATTGCAACATCATAATTTTTTTCTAATTGCAATTTTTGTGTTCCGTTTTTATTGTACATATAGTTGTATCCATCATAGTACAACCACTGGTGTTGCGGGTATTTTGTTTTGTTGTCTTCAATAATTTTCTTATTAATATCTATGCCTGTATATTTGTTGTGATTAGTGTATCGTACAAAATTACCATGATTGCAACCAAAGTCTAATACAGACTGGTTGTTAAAATTAAAATACTGTTCAAAGTATTCTCTTACGTTGTATCTAAAGTAATTTTTCAAATCCGACATCATGAACTCCCATGTGAAATACTATTCGAGTCTTTGATGGAGATTTAACACCATGAGGTTTTTTAGTGTTTAGCACAACCATTGAATCATACAAAATACTGTCACTATCATTGCCATCATCAAAGTACAATGCACCCGTGTTTTCTGTAATAGGCACAACAAATGAACACTTGCTTTTTACATCTGAATGCAAAGGCAACTCGCCACCTTCTAGAACTTTAAAGAAATTGCATCTAAATTCTTTTGGTCTTATTCCAAATTGATTCCAAATGTTTTTTATAAATCTTAACAATTTTCTATCAAAGTTTTTAATTTCTTGTACATAAAATTTATTCATGTTTTTTCCACCAGTAGCATCACTCACATATTCTGAATACAATTGATTGCTATCTTCCCATTGGTCGTTGAAGTAGTCATCGAAAAACTCAGGTTCTACTTTGTAATCTGTTTCAATAAAAAAGTTTTTGTGCCAAGTTTTATTCATCTAAATCCTTTTGACCATCTACAGAAACAATTATATGAGATCTAGCAGTGGTTCCTTTGTTCCATGCACTGTGTCTTAATCCTTGATTCAAAAACCAACAAGATCCTGGTTCCATTGTTTGATATACTTTTTCTCCGTTTACCACACAATAAAAACCACAATCTTTGTTTGTTGTAATGGGTATGTGAAATCTAATAGAATAATCTGTGTTGTAATCAATGTGTTCTGCCACATAAGCACCTGGATCCATTATGGCAATCCTAGCACGTGTTGTTTCTGATTTAAATGATGTAATAACTTCTTCTAAATATGTTCCTTTAACCCAGTCTTTTATTTTGTTGTAGTGTCTTTCATCTAATCTATTTTTAGGTATTTTTTTATCATACACTCTATCTTCCATGTTTGGATTGTATTGACAAAGTGCAATCTGTTTATATGGAGATCCATTTACCTCAAATCTACCATTATCATCTTTCTGTATGTAATTTTCAAATGGCTTCACATAGTTTCTATAATCCCACGCCATTCTTTTCCCACCTAAACCTTTTCTAAACTCAGATTCTTCAACGTCATTATCTTGTAAAAATTTATAAGCATCTTCAATTGTATCAAATTTTAAGCCAAAGGCTTTTTGCAGTTTAGGAGATTTACCTCCTACAAGTTCACCATATCCATCTTTGGCTTTTAGGTCATCAACCTCAACTGGCATTTGTTGTACCACTTGAATAATTTTGTCTACATCAAAAGTTTTGTCTAACTTTTTAAATGGTGGTAAATCATGTCTCTTTTTTAATGTCATGTGTTCCTTTATACTGCCAGCATCTTGGGTTTTCTTTCCTACAAACAAGAACTTTATCGTCACTGAACTGCCATTTAGTTCCTGTTTTCTTTTCTATTTCTAAAAATAATTTCTTCATGTACAATCTGTTTCTACATCTACTGATGAATGCTTTTGTAAAACCTAATTGTTTTGCAATTTCCAATTGGTGTTTTATTGTTGCTAACAGATGTGGTCTTACAATTTCTCTGCCAGGTTTTCTTAAACTTGCATCTTCCCAGTATCTATTTAAAATCCTTACTTCACCTTTTTCATAATATTCAGGTCGATGCCAGACAGAACTAAAACCTAGTACAGCATCATCTTTAAGCAACACAGTAATACATTCAAATTCTGACCAATTAATAGTAACATAATCTTCCTTTTGTTCTAAATCATCAAAAGAAATTTGTTTTAATTTTTCTATGATGTCTGGTCTTTCCTCAGGATTGAATGTCAATACATCACACTCTGAATTTTTACTTTCGTAATTACTGTGGCCAGGTGTCAACATCGTTCCAAAACTCTTTGTTCTTTTTTCCATGTACTAATAAATGAACTCTTTCTTCATCTGAATTATTTTCTACATAGTGTTCATAGTGTATATTCAACACAACACTCATACCAGGTTTGTACTTTATTTCTTTATTGTTTAAAATAAATTTGTTTCCTTCTGGATATGTAATACTTATGTTAAGTGGTTCTAGCCAATTTCTTTCTGGAACATCTATGTGCTTTGTGATGTACCCTTTTGGTTTAATTACTAAAAATCTAACATCATCAATACGTGAATACGGTAAAGTGTTAACCCATTTTAAAGTGCCTTGACATTTTTTCCCTACTTCAGTAACAAAAGGTTTTTCTCCCTTCTGTCTATATTCCCAATGACTGTTTGTCTTGTCTGAACCAAAACCAAATAAAGTCACTGCGTACCAATCCTTGTGCCCGTCTTCTGGTCTATGATTAATCAGTGTGTCTTTAATTTCTTTGTACTCACGTAAAATTGCGTTGGTTGGAACAATGAACTTCATCTCTACCCATTCTACACTGCTGTCTCGATTAAACATTTGAAGCCTTTGGATTATAATTGTGATGATCTTTATGATTGCCTTCAAACGGGGCAATTAAATTTATTATGAAATTGTTTGCTGGACCTTTTGCATCATGCCCGTAAAAATTAAGTATTCCAAATCCAATATAAGATAAAATGAATATCATTGCATTTAAAATTAAAGCATTTACACCAAAAATTAAAAATGTAATCAACCAATGACTTGCAAAAATATAATTTCCATATTTGTGAAAGAACACTATTCTAGGATTACGTATCAAGTCAATTAAAAATTTTCTTGGGATAGATTTCACTTTCCAAAGACTGAACAACACAACATACCAAGGATGATTTTTTGGACTATGAGGATCATTTTCTGTGTCAGCATAAGCATGGTGCATTCTGTGAACACCTGCCCAGGTCAGTAAACTTCGACCACCACACAATAAACCAAAATACAAATAGATGATTTCTAATACAGGGTGCTGTTGTTTTACTCCGTGGGCAAAGTATCTATGATACCCCCAAGTGATACCAATTGCCGCCAAAATCCAGTATAAGATATATCCATATAACAAAATCATAAATTAAAATGTATTAAATACAACTATATTTATCAGGGCCAAATTGTCCTATAGGAAATAAAGAATATGAGTAAGAAACCAACTACACCTTTTGAACTGCCACAAGGTAGTGCAGATAAAAACACCAAAATAAAACATCTTTTTTACAATTGGGATCAAGAACAAGAAGTGATTCGTGAGATGCAAAAGTGTCAACGTAATTGGGACTACTCTAAAGAAGTGCCACCTGAAATTATTGAATACCTATTATGGCACTGCACCAACGCACCATCAAAACAATTTGAGGCATATTATGATGTGTATTGGACAGCAGACAGGAAAGTTATCAAAGAAATATCAAAATACACATGGGGTCACACACATTTCAGAACTCCTCCATCCACTTGGAGAAACACTCAGGCAAATGCAAATCTTTACATATTGTTTGTTGCCAAAGAACCAGAAACACAATTAAATTGTAAAAGTGATGGGTCTTTAAAATCAAACAAATCTCCTGCACGTTGGGAAAATGCATACGTCAGCATTGGTATTGCCATGGGACTGGTTATGAGAGCCGCAAGGAGTATGGGACTTGCAACAGGCTGTAACAAAAGTCACAATGATCTAGATGGCAATGACTACTGGGAAAAAAAATTAGGAATACTGGAAGAAGTAAAAGCAGGCACAAAAAAAATTGCTTACGGCATAGGCATAGGTTACCCACAAGAAGGAAGACCTAGATGGGAGGCAGATGATCCCGAAATAATGATTGGCGCAGGCAATGGCAGTAG